CTATTGTTCATAACTATGCACAAGCAATGACTCATTTTCAAGAGGTATTGGCTGAAGGTGAAGAAGGAACAATTCTTAAAGCATGGGATGGTGAGTGGAAAGATGGTAAACCAACATGGCAAATTAAAATGAAACTTGAAATGGATGTTGATTTGAGAATTACTGGATTCAATTATGGTGGAAAAGGTACCAAGAATGAATTTCTTATATCTAGTTTCAATGCTGAATCTTCTGATGGATTGGTAAAAACAAAACCACAAGGTCTTAAAGAAGATATGATGAAATTTGTAACTGAAAACCAAGACAAATTGTTAGGTACGATATTACAATGTAAATCATGTGGTTTATCTAGCGATTCAAACGGTAACTATTCAATGTTACACCCAGCATTTGTAATGTTGCGTGATGATAAAGATACCTGTGACAGTTTAGAATCCATCAAAGAAATAGAAAATATGGTGAAAACCTTAATAACTGTGTAGTATGGAAATAATAATGGTAATAATCGGAATTTTGGTTTGTATAATGTTTTCAATTATTATATTAATGTATATAGTACTTGCTTATCAATTATATAAGGTAAAAAAGAAAGCAATTTTTTTTAATGATAAAAGATTTAATAATAATAAAAAATAAATAAAATAATATGAAAATAGATTACAGTAGCGAAGAATTAATCTCCGCATTTTACGATTATAATGGGGAAATGGAAGATGGAAGAAAGTTCATTATTCATGCGACTTGGGATTCTTGGGATGAATATGGTGTTGATTCAATTGAATGGCTAAATGATGCAGAAGGAACTAATGAAGAGGAAGAGGAAATAATTGAACAATTTTTATCTGATAACAATTAAAAATAAAATAACATGAAAAAATTATTATTAGGATTTTTATTATTATTTACCACACTAATATTTTCTCAAGAAAAAGACATTGATTCAACAAATGTAAAATGGAGTAAATACATCGCATTGGGGTTATCGGTGTCAAATGGTAACGATTATGGTGATAATACCAATAAATATACCTTTCATGAATCAACTTATCCTAGTGTAGAGTTTGGTTTTATTAGAGAAAATTTATCATTGAGTGGTGTTATTGGTCGTAAAAATTTTAAGAGTTTAGGTAATCATGTTGATGGTATTAAAAACTATTATTGGGAAGTAAAAGTTACACCAACATTTCCGTTAGGTGTTGTGACTGCTAATGTTATTTTTGGTGTTGGTACATATTTAAATAATCAAGTTGGGAATGGTTTTATTGAATATGGTTCTGGTATTACTTATACGGTAGGTAAATTTACCTATGGTGTTTCTTACACTAACTGGGATGGACTCGATTATATTACCCCTAATGTTTCATATAAATTATAATAAATTTAAAAACTAATAAATGAAAAAAATGATAAAGTACCCGTCAATTGAGCAGTTTAGAACTGTCGTGACGAATATAAACAGACATTATAACTATATTGGTTTAGATAAAAATGGTGATGCTATTTATGACCATAGTTTACCAAAACCAGTGCTTACATTCAAAGGTACGGTAAAATTACATGGAACCAATGCTGCTGTATCTTATAACAAAGATGGTCGGTTTTGGGCACAATCTCGTGAGAATATCATTACAGTTGAAAAAGATAACGCAGGGTTTGCTTTCTTTGCTGAATCTAACAAAGATGCTTTTAATAAGTTATTCCGTGAGATTCAAGAAAAAACTAATGTTAGTTACGAACATAATACAGTCACTATTTATGGTGAGTGGTGTGGTGGTAATATTCAAAAAGGTGTTGGTATTACCAATCTCCCTAAATCTTTCTTTATTTTTGGGGTTAAGATTAGTCCAATCGTTGCTGATGAAGAAGAATTAAAAAACCAACCAGCTTATTGGGTTGATTATTCATATTTGAAATCACCAGAAAACAAAATTTACAATATTGATGACTATGAAACATTTTCAATTGATATTGATTTTAACATGCCTGCTTTGGTTCAAAATCAATTATCTGAACTTACTATCGCTGTTGAAGAAGAATGTCCTGTAGCGAAAGCTTTTGGCTTCTCTGGAATCGGTGAAGGTATTGTTTGGTCAACTGAGGTAAAGGGTATAGTACATAGATTCAAGGTGAAAGGTGAACGTCACAGCTCAAGCAAAGTTAAAACTCTTGCGAGTGTTGATGTTGAAAAATTGGAAGGTATTCAGAAATTCGTAGAATATGCTGTTACTGAAAGTCGTTTCAATCAAGCACTTGAAAATACATTCATTAATGATGAACCAATCGATGTTAAAAAGATGGGTGATGTTATCAGATGGGTTGTAAATGATGTGGTAAAAGAAGAAATGGACACTATGGTAGCCAATAACATTGAACCTAAAGAAATAAATAAATATCTTTCCAGCAAAGTAAGGGAGATGTTCTTTAAAATGGTTTAATGGTTGACTTTTGAACTTTGTTTGTTATCTTTATAAAAAAATATATTATGATAACAAACAGAGTTTTTAGATTAAAAAATGCTGCAGAAGTGGCACCAGGAATGCCGCTACAAGCTGGCCAAGAATTAGAGATTGTGACTGATGTGGTTTACGTAAATGGAAACATGGTACCACCAGATATGCAACCTTTATTCTATAATTGGATTATTAATAACCAAGGGTTATTTGATGACGTAACAAAAAATTGGTAAGATATGGCTTCATTTATTTTAAACGAAGTAGAAAAAGAAAATCAAAAAGCTATAATAGACTCAATAAAAGTTTTATGTGGTGAAGATGTTGAATATTATATACAATACATTATTGCATACAGTGGAATTGGTGTTAAAGTTGAGATTATCGTTAGTAGTAAAAAAAAGGTATTTATGCCGATAAGAAAAGATATAACTGACTATGATAGTTGGTAGTTTACTATTGATAGTAAATAGTAAACAGTAAACAGTAAATAGTAAAAAAACAAAATAAAAATGAATGATTTAAGAACTGGGTACGATTGGTGCCTGTCAGCTAATATGAGAATACTTGACCTTTTGTCATGGGATACTGACATGGTGTCATGTGAAGAATCATATCACACAGAAAAAATTGATATAGAAGAATTCTACAGACGTATTGGATTATGCAAGGTTAAAGCAAATTCAATGCCACGTAAGTCTGCTATGTATTTGGAATATAGAATGTATGGTCTTGTCCCTTATAACTTGAGTCCGATTCAACAAGCTATTCAATTTGGACATGCTGTTGTTGAGTATCAACAAAATGTTAAAGGTTTAGCTCCATATGAATCAATTTATAACAAATGGGCTAAGACTGATAAAACATTCATTATTCTTAATGGTGGGACAACAAACAATAACCCAGAAAAAATGGGAAGTCTTAATCAACACTTAGCATCATTTTATTTTAATGGTATTATTACATCAGAGTTTTATGAACCAGATTTGGGTGACCAATTAACGGCTTTTGTTTTCTTGGTTGATGAGAGAGTATTCAATAGAACACTTTATCCTGATTTTGTTGGAACACCTTATCCATGGCCAAGCAACAAAAAACCTACGGAAAAACAGATGTCTATATGGCAAGCTGAAAACGATAGGAATTATGAAAAGTGGGTTGAACGTATTGGTGGTGATAATAACGCATTTCTAAGAGATTACTTAAAACCTCTTAAATTAGCTTAAAAACTTGACTTTTTGTAATTTGTTTGTATAGTTGTATATGAATGAATTACAAAAGAAAAATCAAATTTTAAAGTATCTTAACAAGTATTACTATGTTAAAGATAGTATCTTTTTAAATAGGTACCATGACCATGAATATGGTAATGATATTATTCGTGAATTACCTAAAATATTTAGTGTTACTAGAGAATTTTGTACAGAAATATTTAGGTATTGGGCTGAAGATTTAGGTGTTGAATATCTAGATACTGACGCTTATGGTTCACATAATTTAAAAACTTATTGGTCTCCAGAGCTTGCTCAAGACGTTACTTCATACGTGAGTATTGATGCTGAGGCCGAACTAACAAATATGGTAATTGAACAAATTGCTGCTGAAATAGATGCTCAAATTCTATTGGATTTAAAAGGTCAAATCAATACTAATGAATTAATTAGTGTAATTAAATGTCTTGGTTACCAAAAAAGTCCAACATTTTATGACCCAATGACGTTTTCACCAAGAAATCACTTTACATCAATGAAAAAACATGAAGTACAATATGAAAGAGAGAATAACCCTCACTGGCAGAATTGGATTCGAGCCAGAAGATAGAACAAACAAACATCTATTCCAATCATCATGGAAGAAGATAGCTATGGTTTTTATCGAAGGTGATGTTTGTGAATACTACGCATGGTTTCTACAAAAAAGATATAACATTACACTTAACAAACCAATCAGAGGTGCTCACGTATCATTCATTAACGATTCCATGAGAGATTTAACGCAAAACAATGATAAACCAGAAGAAGAAATTCTTCAATTATGGGAAGATGTTAAAGCTAAATGGGATGGTAAAAAAATTGATATTGTATTGGATTTAAACCCTAAGACTAATGATAGAATATGGTGGTTAAATATACCTGAAGAAGAACGAGGGGGGCTTCAAGCCATTAGAAACGAATTAGGGCTTGATAGACCGTACTTTGGGATGCACATGAGCATTGGAAGGGCTCGTGATGGTGTTATGGAAGAGCATTCAAAATATCTTCATGAATGTATAAAGAATGGTTTTATTCAATAAAAAACCATTCTTTAAAATTTTTAGATTTAATACGTTCAATTACTTTACCATAATTTATATTTAATTGAATTGACGCATCTTTACCAGATTTATATTCAGTTCCTTCAATAATACATTTTTTATTTCTTCCACCAGTTCCATTTTTTAACATAGTTTCTCTAATTTTATTCTTTGTTTCTTCACTGGGACCAATATAATTTGGGTTCCATTTAATACCTTTCCTAATTTCACTCATTTTTATTTTAGATTCTTCAGTATGTTCAGAACCTTTTCTATTAGATACGCAACCTTTTCTAGTTTTACTTATTTTAGCTTTTATCTCATCAGACATAATTAAACCTTTATTTGGACCAACATTACCTTTTAATTTATCACTAATTTTTTTCTTAGTTTCATCAGAAACTATTCTACCATAATTTGATTCAGCTTTTGGTCTAGAATTATAACCATTATGGTATGAATTAAAACTATCTATATAAAATTGTTCTCTTTTTAACAATTCATTTATATCGTCCACTAATTCAATTATTTCAAAAATAAAAAATGATAACCCATGAATATTATATGAATTTTGTAATTTTGGTGACCTATGTTTATTTTTAAGTAAAGAATTTTTATGTTCTCTAAATCTTTTATTTATATTAATAGATGAACCAATGTAAACTTTATTAGTTCTATTATTTAGTATTTTATAAATACCTTGTTTATTTTCCATTTTTTATCGTTATTTTGTTTTCAATATCCATTTTCATTAGATATTTTATTCTTGCTGATAATGACATATAGTTATCTTCAGCTTTTTGGTTGAATCTGGTTTTTAAATCTTCATCAATTCTCATAATAAGTGTTTTTTCTTGTTTTTTCATATTTTAATTGTATATACTATAAATATACTGAAATATAATAAAAAATCAAGTATTTTAAAAATAAAAATAAAAATAATTTGTGTGTTAAAATATAAATGTATATTTGTATTCTAATTTAAAAGTTTTAAAAACAAAAAAAACATTGAACAGAGCGTTTATATACATGAATCAATAAAACAAGGATATATAAAATAAAATTACAATTTTTTCCTTATAAACCAAGTCTTTTCAAGCAATGTGAACTATTTATATTTTAGAATGTAATAGTTCACATTTGTTTTGTATATGTCATTAAAATCTAAAGTTTCATTAGCGTTTTCAATACTAATTATGTTAGTATATTTCTTCACCCAATCATTATTAGTTTTTGGTATAATACCATATTCACAAGCCATAGGGTATTTCGGTTATGTTTGTTTCATCGCATTTTTATATCCATTTTATCTTTTTACCAAAGAATTTATTAATAATTCTAATCAAATTAAAAATAAATTAAATGAATTTGAAAAGTTTATAGATGAGGCAACCCTAATTTCAAAAGCTGATGCTAATGGTAAAATAACATATGTAAATAAAAAATTTACAGAAGTTTCTGGTTGGTCCTTAGAAGAAATTATTGGTAAAGACCACAATATTGTTAATTCTAACAAACATCCAAAAGAGTTTTGGCGTAATATGTATAAAACAGTTGTCAAAGATAAAAAAATATGGAATGAGCTAGTTACCAACAAAGCTAAAGATGGTAGTCTTTATTACGTTGATACCTATATAAAAGCTGAATTTGATAATCAAACAAATAAATTATTAGGTTTTACTTCAATACGACAAGATTTTACGGAATTAAAACGAAAAGAGAGTGAAATTTCTAATAGAATGAACGCAATTAACAAATCTAATGCGGTTATTGAATTTGACTTAGATGGTACCATAAAATTTGCAAATGATTTATTTTTAAAAACATTAGGATATAAGCATCAAGATGAAATAATAGGAAAACATCATAGTTTGTTTATTGAAGACGAGATAAAAGATACTGATGAATATAAAGATTTTTGGGAAAAATTAAGAAAAGGTAAATTTTTTAGTGGTGAAATTACCAGAAAGAAAAAAAATGGTGAATTAATTTATCTTCAAGCTACATACAATCCTATTATTGGAAATGATGGTAAATCTTACAGAGTTATGAAAATAGCTACTGATATTACAGAAAGCTACAATCAACAATTAGAACTGGATAAGAAAAATACATATTTAGAACATGCTGCCAAGATATTAAGACACGATATGCACTCAGGTATAAATACTTACATGCCAAGAGGTGTTTCATCTTTAGAAAGAAGATTAACTCCAGAAATCATAGAATCGGCAAAATTAGAATCACCATTAAAAATGATAAAAGAAGGGTTAAAACATACTCAAAAAGTATATAAAGGTGTTTATGAATTTACCAATTTGGTTAAAACTGATGTTGTTTTAAGTAAAACAGAATGTAGTATCCAGAAAATAATGGATGATTATTTAAGTGCTACAGCTTATAAATCACAAGTTCATTTAGATGACAATTTACCAACAATCGATGTTAATGAATCTTTGATGTGTACTTCTATTGATAATTTAATTAGAAATGGTTTAAAATACAACGACAGTAAAAGTAAAATCGTTAAAATTTACAGTGAAGATGGGTTTATTTGTATTGAAGATAATGGTAGAGGTATTAACCAAAAAGAATTTGACGAACTTTCAAAACCTTACGTTAGAAAAGAAGGTCAACAAGAAACAGGTTCTGGTTTAGGTCTTAATATATGTAAAGCTATTTTAAAAGAACATGGCTTTGATATTACAGCTGAAAAATTAGAACAAGGTACAAAATTAAGAATAAAAATAAAAAACTAAAAAAAAACAAATGATTAACTCTATTTTATTAGTGGATGATGAAGATTTATTCCACTTAGTATTTGAAGACGCATGCAGTCTTTTAGATATAACGCTTTCATTAGAAAGTTTAGACAGTGCTGACACAGCTGAAACTATGTTTAAAGAGTGGAACGAAAATGGTGATGACTTAAACAAACCAGAATGTGTGTTTGTTGATTTAAATATAATTGGTTCATCTTATGATGGTATTGAATTGATTAGAAAAATAAATTTTGAATATGGTAACAATGTTGTTATTGGTATTATATCATCTAGCGATGAAGCTAACGAGCAAGCAAAAGCCATTCAAGCTGGTGCCCAGTTTTGGATTATAAAATCTGATGAAATTGAACCTAGACTTGAAGAATTTAGAAAAGATTACGAAGGTTATAAAAACAAAACAAACCCATTTAAAATCTATAGATAATGATTAAAATAGATAAAAAAACAAAGGAACAATTAATCCAACTTCAAAAAACAAAAAAAATTACCTTAGAAGGTAATATTTTAAAAGTTATTGAAGATGATGGTGATATTGAATTCCAAAAATATGTTAATGAATCTATAGAAAAAGATAATAATACTAGAAAAAAACGTTTGGAAATAACCAAACAAATACAAAAACAAAACAAAGAATTAACTGATTGGAAAGCTGAAAATGAAAGAATACACATAGAACTACTAGAAACATTAGAAGCTAATAAAATAGCCATATTAGAAGCCGAAAATGCAAAAGAAGAAGCTGAGATATCTAAAGACCAAGCTGAGAAATCAATGATTGAAGCAATTACAGCTAAAGCCGAAGCTGAAAATGCAAAAATAAATGCTGAAAATGATTTGGAGTTAATCCAAAAGAAATCTCAGTTTGAATTAATTGGTACAATAGTTAAAGTGGCTCTTTGGGTTATTATGGGTGTTGGTATAACAACTACACTTATGTTTTTAATTGCATTATTTGCTGGTGTTGATACTAGTGTAATTGGGTCTACATGGAGCAACATAATAGGAATACTTTTAACCAACGCTTTTAGTATTGTTGGTACAATTATGGGTGTTAAATATGCATCTGAAAAGAATAGTTGATAAAAAAAGGAGATATTAATATCTCCTTTTTTTTATTCTATAATCTCATCATCTTCTTTTTTAGGTGTCTCGTTGGTTGGTTTTTCTTTGCCCCATATTTTATCAACACTGGCTAAACCTAAACAACCAAAAGATAACATTGCAACTGCATTAACTAATGTGTCAGCTGGTCTTACGTCATCAGGTGAAAAACTGTTGGTAAAAAGTGTAATACACAATGTTAAACCAGCAATAATTCCGATAAACCTTTTTGAAGAAAAACTCTTATTCCTGTCTTGGAATATTTCAGTAAAAAATTTTTTCATAAGTTTCTTTTTAATTTATTGTTATTTTATTCAATAATAAATATCAAAAAAAATAATAAAATTACTTATTTTGTATTAACTCATCAACATATTTATCTCTTTGTTCAGTCATGTATTGAGTTCTTTCTATTAATCTTTCTCTTTCATCATTAGTTAATTTTAAAATCAAAGCTTCTTTCTCGTCAATTAATTTTTTATATTCTGTTAATTGATTATTAAAAACCATATTTTGATAATATAGTATTGCTACTAAAAGAATGATAGTAAAAGATTGTTCTTTTAATTTACTAAAAAAAGTATCGGTTATTTCAGTTGATTTTTCCATATATTTTATTTAATAATAAATATTAAATAAATTAGGTTATTAAAAAAATAGTTGTACATTTGCAAAAAAAAAAATAATATCATGAGCAAACAAATGACACACGAATATCTTGTAGAGAACGGTCTTATCCTATTTGAAACCATTATTGGCTCTCAAGCATATGGTACGCAGACACCTACAAGCGACATTGACTATTTGTTATAATGTTCTTTTATTTTTTTAAGTCTATATTCATCATAACTTGATTTATCTCTGATTTGTATTTCGTTTCTTTTTATTACTTTAGAAACGAAACGTCTATCATAACCAGTTTTATCTTTTATTTGCCTAATTGACAAGTTTTGAGTATACAATTCTAAAATTTCATTTTCTTTTATTAATAAAGTTTGTTCTTTTTATTTATAAAGAGAATTATTTTCAAGTAGGAATTTGATATTCTCATCAGCTTCTTTACAATCATCGATAAATGAAAATACTTGTTCATCGGTTAAGATACGCCATTCATTTTTAGCTTCAGTAGTTTGATTTGAATATTTCCTATGCAACCATTGCTCAACCTTAAGATAGTTTTTTGAATAGTATCGTTTAAGAAGACTTATATTATTAGGGTTACCTGTTTGCAATTGCTTAATACGTAGATTAGGCTCATTTTTACTAATACCAATCTTATGGCTCTCGTGGCCATCAATATCGGTTTGTAGTAATAAGTAAACGTATCCCATAATTCTTAAATATAACGATTAATTTAATAAATGTCAAGATATTTTAAAAATAAATCAATAAAATACTTGACTATTAGGAATCTTTTTGTATATTTCCCTATATTTATTAAACAACGTGGTAGAAGCCACATAAAAATTAAAATAAAAATGAAAAATTTAGCAATGTTATTGGTCCTTGTATTATGTTCACTAGTGGTGGGCACGATGGGTTATGGTTGTTGATTAAATTTAATCATTCAAAATATGAAACCCATTTGAGATATTAACTTAAATGGGTTTTTTTTATGGCACGATGGCCGAGTGGTTAGGCAGGGCTCTGCAAAAGCCCGTACACAGGTTCGAATCCTGTTCGTGCCTCTGAATAAAGCTCAATAAGAGTAATTATTCGGCTCATATTAAATAATATATGAGCTACAAATAACATAAGCGTGAGCTTAAAAGAATTAAAATAATAAGATATGACATTTACATGCGAACATTGCGGAGAATCAATCCTAGGGGTTGCTGCGGTAAATAATGGAAAATTCCTGCATCATAGATGTGCAAAAGCTTATGAAGAAGCTAAATTAGCTGAAGAAGGCTTAGAAGAAACACCAATGGAAATCGAAGAGTAATTATTTCCATTTTGGCCGAGTGGTGGAATGGTAGACACGCTGGACTTAAAATCCAGTGCTCAGTAATGGGCGTGAGGGTTCGAGTCCCTCCTCGGCTACAAAATTTAAATGCAGTGGTGGACAAATGGTAAAGTCGGTAGGTTTAGGCCCTACGGCAAACGTAAGATACAATTGTGGGTTCGAATCCCACCCTCTGTACAAAAAGTAAAGGTATTAATATTTATTCAAAAATAGTTGATATTTATTATAAAATACAAACATGAAGCTTACCAATATATATAATGAACTTCTTAATGAAGATTTTAAAAGTCAAACAAAAAAATTCATATCTCAAGGATTTGACCCTGATATTGTTAAATCATATATCGATAAATTTAAATATATTAGAGATAAAAAATTTAAAGAGATGTTTGACGCAGAAGTCAACATTAATGTTCCAATAGATAAAAGAAATGATGTTGATTCATATAAGGATTTTCATGATTTAGAAGTGTTGGTAGATTATGTTGGTGGTAAAAGACCAGTATCTAGTGCTATTTCTAAACCTACCAATGATATTGATGTATCAGGTGAAGCTGTTTATAAAGATACAAATATTGAAGTGTTTTATGCTGACAATCCTAGAGCATGTATTAAATATAAAGGTAGTTTTCCTTATAGTTGGTGTGTAGCCAGGTCAGATTCATCAAATATGTTTTATACTTATAGGTTTAAACCTTATGAACCAGCTTTCTATTTTATTAAAGATATTCCAGCAACAAAAGAAGAATTTAAAGTTTGGAATTTAGGGAAAACAACATTTAGTGGTAAATTTCAAAATAAATACCATTTCTTTGTAATCCAAGTTCCAAAAAATGTTGATTTAAATGATTTAACAACAAAACAATATATTGTTAGCTCAGCTCAAAATGATGGTGATACTCAAATGAGTTGGGATGAAATTATGTCAATTAACCCTAAGTTAGGACCAGTACATGAAGTATTGCAACCAAAACCATTTACCGAAGCAGAAAGAAAAGAACATGTAAGATTTAAAAATGGTATTTCTGATATGGAATTTAAAAGACTATCATATGAAGAAAAAAGAAATTATTTAGATATATATCCAACTATTTCCAAACCAATAACAAACAATCAATTAACGCAACTTCCAGATGACTTATTAAATTTATATGTTTCATTTGGTATTGGACTAGATGATGAAGGATTTGCATTTATTAAAAATAAACCAGCAATTCTTAAAAGATATGCTCAAATAAGCAAAAGAAAGTTTGATGAGTATATGAAACCTAATCAAAGAAATAGATATCAATTAAACCCAGTATACACTGAACTTATGGTTTTATCTGATGAAGACATCAAGGCTTTTCTAAATTCATTGACTGGAAAAGAAGTAAGTAGATTTATTGCAACTAATGGTATGGATAAATTTGAATTGCTTGAAAAACACTTGGGTGAAAAAGCGGTGCCAGAAGAATTTAAACGTGATAAAGAAATGCTTCTTAGAATAAATGAATTATATATAGATGACACGGTAGAAGAAATACAAGAAAGATTACCTGAAGGAATGGGTTTCATTGTATATAGAGGCTTTGTTACCTTAGATTTTAGAAACTACCCAAATGGATTAGATGATTTAGATAGTAGTATAACTTATTTTATGAATCAAGCAACTGACCCAGGATATTGGGTATGGGATGATGATAATTATTTTGAAGGTTGGGAAGATGGTCTAGAAGAACAAACAAAAAAATATTTACAATTAATCCTAGAAGAAGATGAGGATTTATTCAATCAAGTTAAATCTGTTGGTATTGTTACAAAATCAACACCAAGTGAAGCAGTTGATGAATTAATATCATATATAAATGAACATGACGATGTTTTAAAGAAAATTGAAAGTATAATAGAAGAAGAATATTCAACAGAATCATATAATGCTAAATGGAAAGAAGCCGATGACACATGTGATAAAATAAAAGATGTAATTGAATATCGAGAAAATGATGAAGAGATTATAGTTAAATTAGATGCTTTTATCTTATTCATTAGAGGAAACCAATTTTTCACAACAGTAGCTGATGATTTTATAGACAATGTTAATTCTATGATGGAAGGTGTATTGGATATTTATGATTTACCAGATAATGAAGATGCTATGAGAGAATGGGTTGATGACACTAATATGGTTGTTGATGATGCAGATATTAAATCAAACATTGTTGAAATAATTGAAGAACACATTGAAGAAAATTTATATAATGATGAAGATGAAGAAAATGATAATGAAGATGAAGATGATGTTAAAAGAAAACAAAAACTTGTAATTTCATATCTTACAGATACACTTAAAAATATGGGACAAAATCCATATGCTAATATGATTGAAAATGATATGGTTCGTATCGATATTGATAGAAGAAAATTTAAAATTAATGGACAAGTTTATATTAAACTTAGTGATAAACAAAATGGTAAATCCCATGAAGGTTATGTATTCATTAAAGATTTACCGACATATTTTACCAATTATAAATTATTTGAACAAATAAATAAGATTAAAAAAATAATCAATTACAAAAAATAACATATTTATTAATAAAAAAATTATGAATTTAAATAAAGAACAAATTTTATCTATTATTAGATACACATTAACAACAATAGGTGCAACATTAGTTACAAAAGGAACTATAGATGCTGAAATGATATTACAATTAAGTGGTTCTATTATGGCATTAGTGTCTGGAATATGGTCAATTATTGATAAAACTGATACTAATATGGCAATTAAAGTTGCTAACTATCAAGCTAAATTAGCTGAAGTAGCGGCATTAGAAGATGAAAAAGTTAATTAATTAAAAAATAATTAAAAAAAACTTGACAATTAATAAAATATTCGTATATTTGCATATATTTATTAATCAAACGGGGAAACCCTTAAAATAAAAAACAATGAGAACATTAACTAACATATTTGACAACGCATTTTTTGCAGCCGAAGAGGATTACTCTTTGGAAGGTCAAGCATTGTCATAAGTTAACGTTTAAAATAACTAAAGATAAAAAGCCTGACCTAATAAGTCAGGCTTTTTTTATGGAATAATAATTGGTGCTGTAACTCAGAGGTAGAGTGTCGCCCTGAAGAGGCGATGGTCGTGGGTTCGAATCCCACTGGCACCACAAAAGACAAATAGACCACACCTAGGGTTAGTGATTTAATTAAAGGGTCCATTCAGTATACAAGGCTGAAATTTGTCTTTCATGGCCTCATCGTCTAGTTGGTCAGGACGTGCCCCTTTCACGGGTAAAACACGGGTTCGAATCCCGTTGAGGCTACTAAAATTGGTCTATTGGTGAAAAAGTTATCATCCAACACTGTCACTGTTGAGTAGACGGAGCGTTACCGTCATAGACCGCACAGATGAGACTGTTACTAATTCATAGAACTACATATTGTTAGCGTAGAATTAGAAAATTGGGGGCACATGTACCAAGGCTGGCGAGAAATACTTGCAATATTTCTGAGAAGATTTCGATTATCTTTGTCTCCACTCGGCAATCTCTGGTAATTTTATTTACTAGATAAAGGTTAAAAACATAGGTAAAAACAGATATTTTAAATTCTATCTGGTAACCTCTGGTAATTTTGGGAGATACTTTAATTGGTTAGAAGGCCACCTAGACGGGTGGTAGTGTAGGGTTCGAAACCCTCTCTCTCAACAAATTAGAAAAAACTTTAAAAAAGTTTAAATAAAAACTTGTTTAATTTAAAAGTTATGTATATATTTGCATAAATAAAAAAGGGTTAGTTCTATGAGGGGTTGTAAAAAGATAATCATAGGGAATTATGTCAGAAGTCCTACAGACATAACTAATCATATAGGGAAATATATCAGTTGGTAGAATATGGGCACTTTATAGAGCCTATAGGTCGCAACTCTGGTTCCTCTTGCCAAGTAAAGTATCTCAACTGGATAGAGACCCTGCTTGGAGCAGGATGATACGAGTTCGAATCTCGTCTTTACACTAATTTTAAATTTAATACTATGGCAACAGCTGCAAAACGTTCTAGACAGTCTAGAGTAATTACAATGCTTGAGAAGCAATTAAAAAGTGGTGTAAAAACCAAAAAGAAAACAACGGATGTTAAAGTTCCTTTGACAGATTCTGATATCAAAAGAATCAACAAAGAAATTGAGACTCTAAACAAAAGCTTATAATGAAAGCAGATTTTAGAAAAACAGAATATTACACTTCTTATAACGCTAATAAGCCAGTAGAATTGGATAGTTCAAAGTTTCCCGATTTCAAAGGTGAAACTGAAGAAGATTTTTTAGAGTATATTTCAGAAAATTTAGATGAATGGACCAATACTGACGAAGATTTACCTTTTGATGAGGAAACTATGGATGCATTATATGAATTACAAAATGGTTCTATGGTAGAGTATTGGGGTTCATATAGAAATTATTTCGAAGGTGACCTTCAAATAGGTAAAGAAACACCAGAAGATAACTATAAAAGTGGTAATTTTCTAGTGAATCATTCAGTATCAATTTAAAAATAAAGATAAAAAAAGATTATTTCAGCAACAAAAAATCTATAACCTATTAAGCTCGTTGTCGTTGGTTCGAGTCCAACCATGTGTATCTTGATGAAAAGCATGTAGCTCAGTTGGTTAGAGCACGAAAAAGAAAAAAGTTAATCTTGTTATCGCATAAAGTTTCCTTGTTCTATACAAAATAAGGTGGTGGACGTTGATGGTTAACCATTGACCCCAAAATCCACGAATTAACGTGGTGTTAATGATGTCAAAATTAATAACGGATGTATGTCCATGTGATAAGTGGCGAAACTGGTAGACGCAATGGTGAGTTAAACGAAGGGACTATCCTAAACCTCATCCTCATTTGGAGGACAACTGTTGGATATTTAATGTAGGTTCGAACCCTATCTTATCAACTATATTACTTTTACATATTTTAAAATTATTTAGATAAAACAAATAACTAATATATTTATAAATAACCACTAGATTCATTTTTAGTGGTTATTTTAGTAAATAAGATTTGTTTAATAAATAACTTAAACAATGACCATTAAACACAAATATATGGATAGTGATAGTAGAAGCGATAAACAGGAAAGTCTTGGGGACAGTTTGCCTAATGACAGCGACATTCCTGAACCCTTTGGGTTTCGACATATTGGTTTACAAACTGACAGAATTAACGAAAGATTATTGGCATACAATGTTCGTACTTTATGGATTTGCATTCCTCTCGTTTATATTATCGTTTCTTTCATTTAAATTAAATAATAAAACTTTAGGTAATAGCTTAATGACGATAGCATTATTTCTAAATCCTTTGGGTTATGATTTAGTAGTTTATTGGATTAATTCCTTAACGAAAGATTATTGGATGACAATAAGTATAATGTATATGTTAGCAGGGTTTTTCTTTGCATTATTTATGTACTTTTATAATATTAATCCTATGCTTGCATTTAAATATCATTCAATTAAAACACGAAATAATATAAAACGTAAATTAAAAGGTAAATAAAATGGAAAACTTTGATGACCTCTTTAATAAATTCTTTGGTAAAAAGAAAAAAGAAGAAGAAAAATTTATAGATAAAGAAGCCAAAAAAATTATTGATATGATTAATAGTTTTAAAAATATTAATGGTGATGGTAATTATACTGGTGAAGAATTAGAAAAACTTGATGACGAATTAGAAATTAAATTAGGTGAACCAGATGAAATAGAATATTCTACTGATGGTGAAATGTATTTTGAAAAACGTATGTGGTATAATCCGTTAGGTGTGATAATTAAAACTCTAGTTAGTGATGAACCACTTGAACCAGAATTACCTCTAGAAGAACAATTGGAAAAAGCTATTAGTGTTGAAAATTATGAGTTAGCAGCTGAATTAAGAGATAAAATCAAAAAAGCTGTGGCTAAAGAAAAAAGAAGATTAAAAAAGTTAAATACTTAAAGTACATATATTCAGTGGTTTAAAAAATAATATTAAATTTTTAATAAAAAAACTTGACAATTAATAAAATATTCGTATATTTGCATATATTTATTAATCAAACGGGGAAAACCCCACAAAAATTAGAAACAATGATGACAACAAAAACATATCAAAAACAGTATCAACCTAAAGGCGGAACGCCTCAAGGCACAACTGGGTATGTCATGAAGTCAAACATGATAAAATAAAACAATACGCAAGTATTATTTGTTAACCCAGTTAGAGAAATCTAAACTGGGTTTTTTTATGCAACAAAATAAACTAGATGTGGGAAAGTTGGAAATCCGCTACACTTGGACCGTAGAGACCGCAAGTTCGAATCTTGCCATTTAGACAAATAGAATAAAATAAAAATTATGAAAAATATAAAGAAGATAAAGAAACAGGTATAACTCTCTAAAAATTAGAGGGTGATACAATATGCCCTCTAAGCTTTAAGGTGAAGCACGATACTTTTAATATCGGGAAAACGGTCCAATACCGTTAGGGGGTACAAAGTGTTCATTATAATTGCATGTTCAAGTACAATGAACGCTAAGAAATAATGAACAAAAAATAAAACAACGCAGTGTTCGCATAGTGGCTATTGTGCCTGACTTCCAATCAGGAGTTCGTGAGTTCGAGTCTCACACGCTGCACAAATTTTGAAGTATAATGTAACGGTTAGCATTACTGGTTTTGAGCCAGTCCGTCTAGGTTCGAATCCTAGTACTTCAACTAAAGAATGGTTTCAGCAAGTTAACAAACATCAAATTTTTACTTTGAATCGTAACATGCCATTCTGTATTTGGGGACAACAGGCAAGGTGCCGAGCAGGTCTGTAAAACCTCACTGGGATGGTTCGATTCCATCTGGCCCCACAAAAAATCGCTGACTTAAATGTCAAAGGAGTGTAATGATATCAACTCAAATAAGGTAAGCGATACCATCTCATTTTTGCACATATAGTTTAACAGGAAAAATAGAGGATTTGTAACCCTCAGTTGTCGGGTCAGTTCCGTCTATGTGCTCTAATAATTTAATAAATAACTTATCATTTATTTGGTGGGTTATTTTTTTTTATTATCTTTGTGCTTTAATTATAAAAATACAAAAATGAGTTTTCTAAGTGAAGGTAAAGAAACTGAATTAGAATTTGGTTCATTGTTTAAAAATTTTGATTTTAGTTCTAAAGAAGAAGATATTAATGAACATTGGGATTTAAAAATTTCTTTTAAATATGATGTTAAATCAGTTAAAAAAATTAGCAGAAACGATTTATATCCAAATGAATTATATCATTTTATTGAAATTAAAAATGTTAATGGTGATAATGGTTGGTTATACGGTGATGCTGATTATTTTGTTTTTGAAACATTTAAATATTTTATAATTGTGTCAAAAGAAAAATTACAAAAATTTATTGGTGAAAATATTATTAAAACTTATGTAACTACTCCAGATAAATCCTTATATTGTTTATATTCTAGAGAAAATAAAAAAGATATAATAACTATGGTAACATCAATAGATTTATGTGTTATTTCTGAAAGTATAAAACATAAACAAAATACACCTTATATTTTAATTGGTGAAAGTGTTATCCCTGAAAAAAGAGCAAAAGAAAGATTAGAAAAATTATTTGATAAATAATAATCAACATATTTATTAGGAAACTAAATATTATGTCAAAATCAAGAAAACCAGGGAAACCTAAAGCAAACAGAGGTAATCAAGTAAAAAGAAATGCTGTGATTAAAAAGAATGAAGAAATTCTTTCTAGATTGAAAAATCAATAATAAGAATCCATGTGAAAACATGGATTTTTTATTTTAATGTTGTATATTTATATATAAAACATAAAATGATAAAACATTTATTAAAAGAATCATTATATAGTGTTTATGTGAATAAACGATTGACTGAAGGTGCTGAAGACCATCCAGAAACAAAGACTAGTTGTGTATCACCACAAGCGTTAGCTAATGATATGAATGCAGAAATAGAAAGATTAAAAATTTCAGGTAAAGATAGAACTAGTAGAGGTAAAAAAGATGTTATATATCATACAAAACATGCTAAACAAGTTTTAACAAACAGTGGTGAGTTAAATGTTGATAAATTTAAAAGCTTAATAACTGAATATCCTAAAACTATTTTTGATAAAAATCCTAAGATGGAAAAAAGTGATATTGGTAAATCTCAATTTACTGTTAATACTGGTTTACCAGCAATAAACGGTATCGTATATGATAAATCAGATAATCAATTTAAACATATAAATACTTGTCCTGGTGCTGGTGCGTGTCAATTAGTTTGTTATGCTAGAAAAGGATTTTATGGTATGAATGATGGTAAAATCCTTAAATTAATAAGGAGATTAAATCTACTTTGGAATGACCCAGAAGAATATTACAATATGATAATGGATGAATTGGAACCACTTGCTCTTAAATTAAAAAGACAGGGTAGAAGAGAAGGAATAGTTGACCAATTAGTTATTAGATGGAATGATGCTGGTGATTTCTTTAGTGATAAATATTTTGAAATTGCTAAACGTGTTACTGCTGATTTATTAGATTCTGGTTTTGATGTTAAATCTTATGCTTATACAAAACAAGCTAAATATATTAATTTAGCTGATGATAACTTCATTTTAAACTTTTCTAAAGGTTCTCATGAAAGAGAATTAAGACAAGTTGATTTAGAAAAAACAAAATATTCAGATGTAGTTCAAAGAATAGATACTGAAGGTAATAAAATGTTTAGTGATTTATTTACCAAAGGTTTTGACCAAAAAACTGGGAAGGATAAAAAATACGATATAAATCCAAAAACTGGTTTACCTAATTTCGTTCCTGGTGGTGCTGAAGAATTAAAAAGAAGAATTTCAAAGCAATATAATATTCCTTTAGATAGACTTAAATATCAATTTGAATTACCAAACGAAGAAAATAAAAAATTTAAATACGATGTTATTGTATTACCAACTGGTGATAGTGATATTGCAGCACAAAGAATGGATGTGCATAAAACATTTTTATTAATACATTAAAACATGAAAGAATTAATTAAACAACTATTAAGAGAACAAGAAGAAAAAGAATCTAATTTTGAGGAATTTGCTCAAAAAAGATTTGATGGTGCTTCAAAAATAAGTGAAAATGCAAAAGAAAAAGGTGGTGCTGCTATGTTAACTTATCACCATTTCATAGTTAAATTACCTTACTATAAAAAAGCATCTGAAGGTAAATTTGATATCAAAGAATCTAAAATTGATTTTAAAGAAAATTTAGATAAATTATGTGAATTAACTAAAGATGTTGATATGGAACAAATAGAATTTCAAAAGTTAGTAGGGATAATAGAAGTTCTTGGTGAATTAATAATTAAAAAAGGTAAATAATGAAAAAATTAATTAAAAAATTACTTAGGGAAAATTTAGATGAAGATATCAAATTCTTTGATGTAAAAGATGATGAAGATGGTTGGGATAAAACAAACATTATAATTACTAATGAAAAAGATGAACCTGTTGGGTATGCAATCCTTAATTTCAAGATGGATAGTGATGAATACGTTACTAGTAGTTATGAAGACCCAGATGCTGAATATGTTGACCCAGACATGGGTAGACACTTTCCACATGGTAACGCTGCTAAATTAAACCATATAGAAATATATGAGAAATATAGAGGTGATAACGTAAAAAGGTATGGTTCTCAACTTATGAATGCTATCTTACAACGTTGTAAAGAAAAAAACATTAAAACAATATTCCTTAATGCTACACCAGTTGGGCCTGAACCTAGACCAACTATTGAAGATTTGCTTAGATACTATCGTAGATTTGGATTTGAAGTTATTAAAATTGCTGGGGCTCATGATATGGTTTCACAAATAAAACAATAATAAAAAAAGATAAAAATAATTTAATTATCTTCCTTGACCTCTATAACGTTTTTTATGGTTCTTAGATTGTTTAAGCTTAGATGATTTTGATTTTGCGTGAACACCTGGTCTTTTTTTACTAGACTTTTTAATTCTAGGTCCTGCCGTAGCTGTTGTTTTTGCTTTTGCCATAATAAATATTTTTTTTATAATAAATACTTGTTTATTTGTTTTTTTATAGTATATTTGTAAAAAATATTATTACTATGAAAAATGCTATTTATATTACAATAGATACCGAAAGAGACCAACCTATAATCATCGGTAAACCACCAGAAATTACACCACCAGGAACCCCTGAAGAAGCTAAAGAAATGATTCTTATCGACATTAATTGTATTACTGAAGCATTATGTCGTTTAATAGATATTGCACATAAAAATGATTATGGTGATTTAGTTACATTAGTTGACAATTCAATAATGAGTTTACATTCAATGAAAACTGAAATATTAGAATTACCATTACTAGATAAAAATAAAGAAGATGAAGAAACAGATAATCAAATTCAATAATAGTAACCCTATTTCTTTATGTAATGAATGTTCTGTAAGTACACATTACGTGAGATATAATGAAGGTGATACTTTAACCCTAATAGATAATGATGGTAATATTCCATTATATTGTGAAAAGTGTTTTGAAGTACATTCTATCGAAAAAGCAAAATCAATTATTAAATCATGTATTACAGGTGAACATTTTGATGGTGCTATTAAATATTTAGACCAATATTTAAAAACATTTTCAAATGGTATTATCTATAAAGATTTGATTGAATTAATGGAAGATAGGAAAAAAGATATTAATTTTAAATAAAAACTTGTTAATTTAAAACTTAAGTTGTACATTTGCATCATGGGAACATTCAAAAAAATAATACGTGGAAATGAATTATATCTTTACAATGGTAAAGGTCAGTTGATATATAAACGCTGGCTTAATCATAAATACTCTAAAGTTTTTGACGTTGCAACATATGATAAACATACTCTAGTCTCAATAACTGAGGAGGGAATAAAAAAAAATACATGAGTAAAATTTCGATTATAGCAGCAGCTAGTGAAAACTTGGTTATTGGTAAAGATAATGACTTACCATGGAATTTACCAAGTGATTTAAAAAACTTCAAAAAGATTACTGAAGGTAATTTTGTGATAATGGGGAGGAAATGTTGGGAAAGTATTCCTGAAAAGTTTAGACCATTACCAAATAGACATAATATAGTTATTAGCAGAGACTCAAATTATAAGGCTGTAGGTGCTGCGGTGATTAATGATTTAGAAACTATAATTAACGTTTTTAAACACGATAAAGAAGAAATTGAAGTATTCATCATTGGTGGTGCACAGATATATAAAGAAGCGTTTAAACATGCGGATAAACTTTATCTAACACAAATATTTAGTGAAGTTGAAGGTGATACATATTTGGAAGGATTAGATTTTAGTGAATGGTGTCTTACAGAAACTTCACAACACATTGAAGAAAATGGTATTGAATTTAGATTTGCAACTTTTGATAAATTAAGTAATGTCACAGGAGAGAAAAAAAATTGAAAGAGTTCTACCACCTAAACCAGAACCTAAAAAAAGAGTTGAAGTAGTAGAAGAACCAAAAGAAGTTGTTATTGAAAAAGTAGAACCTAAAAAAAGAATAACAAAAGTTGAAGTTGAAGAAGTTGTTAATGATGATTTAGTTGTTGAAGGTAAAAAAACTAGAGTTAAAAATCCTGATAAATATATTAGATTTTCATTTGAAGAATTATCAAACTCTAATAATATTTCAACTATAAATAGAAGAGTTATTAGTGGTGAAATTAAATATGCTTATTATGCAACCGATAATGATGTAGGTTATCATTATTATATAATCAATAAAAAATAAATAAAATGACAAACAACCAAATCAATTCAAGTTTAGATGAAATGTTGGTAAACCCAAAAGCAAAAAACTTTCTAAATCACATAGTAAGAAGTTATTTCCCAATAGCAAAAAGAATGAGAGTTGAAGTAATTCCAGAAGGTAACTTTAAATGTGCTTTAACCAGAAAAGATTTAGTTTTAAACACTGAAGCTAATAAAAATCTACCAGAAGCAGCATTTACTGGAAAAGATACCAATACATATTTATCGGCAGAAGCTTTGACTATTTTCACTGATTGGGTAATTGCCAAGTCTTTTGATAAAGACAAACATATCAATTGGTTATTGAATGGTATTAAAAGAACTGATTTTATTGAAAGAGCAACTGAAAGCAAAAATATCAATACTGATATTAAAGCTAAAGCTTTAAAATTAAAAGAAAAAACAGAAGGAACTAATTCAGCTTCTTTTAAGTTAGGTGATGCTAATGATGTTTTATCAGCATTAAAAGCTAAAATGGAATCTAAAGGATATTAATATGAGATTAAATTTAGATTTAACACAAGGGAAAAAAGCGATTAATGTGTTTTTTACGTCTGATTTTCACCTATTCCATAACAATGTATTAAAGTATGATAATCGTCCATTTAATGACGTGCATGAGATGCATTTGACCATTGAGGAAAGATGGAATGAAACAGTTGGTAGAGATGATGTAGTAATATATTTGGGTGACTTAACTTTTGCTAGAAGAGAAGACAGACAATATGTTGAAAAAATGTTATTAGGATTGAATGGAAAGATTCATTTTGTTATGGGTAACCATGATAAGTATGATGAAATTATTAAGATGCCTAAGTTTGAAAGTGTACAAGATTATTTGGAATTGAGATTAACTCATTATGATGATACAAATACCAAAGTGGAAACGCTTTTCTGTTTGATGCATTATCCACTTTATTCTTGGAATAAAAAACATCATGGAAGTTATATGATTCACGGTCATTCTCATGGTAATTTATATCATGGTGAAAACGCTGATTTCTATACTAAAAAAAGAGTTATCGATGTGGGTTGTATGTTAAATGATTATAGACCGATAAGCTATAATGAAGTAATTGAGAAATTAAAGGACATTGATTATAAAGCATTTACTACTCACCCTTAATAAAAATAGAACAATATTTAAAATAATTTATAAAAACAAAAAAAATGGCAAAAAACAACATAAACGGTAGAAGCATTAGAATAGGTAAAACAGGTAATGGTTTTTTAGAAATTCCATCAATACGATTTGAAGATTTAAACCTTGATGACGATGATGATGACGATTTATTGGATGAAGAAGAATATTTATCAAATTCGGTAACTGAAGATATTAGTTTCGTTGAATTAGCAATAATTAATGGTTTTTTATATGATGTTTACAGAGGTAAACATGAAGGTATTAGTGTAAGTTCTTATGGCGGTGTTGATAATTTAGGTAGAGTATCTTTTGGTGGGACTTATGATAATAGAAGTTCATTTTGGTATAATGTTAAATTTGCTGCTGATGAAAATGATTATGTATTTCAAACAATTATGTTCATTGATGGTCGTGGTGAATTGAATACTCAATTACATATTTCATCAAAGAAAGGTATAAATGGTGATACTTTTGATATTTTATTTAAAACGATGAAAAATTTATCGTTTAATAATTCTGAATACAAAGGTAAATGTATCAAGGTTAAAATGAGAGAAGGTTCTTTCAGAGGTATTGAAATTATCAATATGGAAGAATCTAAAAATGAACTTATCCTTAACGAAACTCAACACAGATTTATTGACCAATTCGTTAGAATCGTTGGTAGAGGTGGACACATGAGATATCTATTAAATGGTGAACCTGGAACTGGTAAAACAGAATCAATCCGTGATATCGCCAGAAGACTTTTACCTGATGTAACATTCGTCATTCCAGAGTTTAGAACTACTGATGATTTAACTAGTATCATGGAAGCATGTGAAATTTTTGAGAATGGTGTTATCATTATGGATGATATTGATTTGTTCTTAGGTAATCGTGAGCATGGTCATTACACAAGTTTATTAGGTCAATTCTTAGGATTCTTTGATGGTGTTAAGAAAAGAAAAATCAGTTTATTAGCTTCAACTAATGATAAAGGTCTTGTTGATAAGGCTGCTGAAAGACCAGGTCGCTTCAATTTCACATTGGATTATAGCTTTTTAAACGATGAACAAATCGTTAAGGTATGTAATATCCACTTGGATGAAAAATGGAGAATCCAAGAAGTGTATGATACGCTAACAGGTAGTGTTGCTGGTAAAAAAGCTAAAGTAACTGGTGCATTTATTGCTAACTTAGCAGAAAATCTAAGAGAAATGTCAGAAGGTGATGAAGAATGGGCAGTAGCTGATACTGTGAAGCTAATAGAAGAGTCTTATAAAGGATTTTACTCTAGTCAAGTAGAAAAAGAAAAGAGTACATTAGGTTTTACTAAATAAAAATAAATAAAAAAAACCCCGATAAAGTTTTTTTTTATCGGGGTTTTTGTGTATATTTGTATAAATGTTTAAATGTATGAGTAAAGAAATTGATAAATCTTATGCGAACTATCTTGATTACATTCACAAGGTAGTTCAAGGACCTAATGAAATTGAAGGTAATTGGTATACTAAAAAAGAATTTACCCTACAAATTTTAAATGATGATTCTTTTTATAAAGAATGGGGTAGCCATTGTTGTATAGAAGTCGATGGTAAACGAAAACTAAAATAATAATTAATAGAGAATAAAAAAAATAACAATATGCATTATTTTATGAATGCGTCAATCAAAAGTATTGGCGAAACACAAACATTTGGAGAAACTTTCCAAAAAAGAGAATTTATAGTGGAGACAGATGAACAATATCCAGAAACACTTAAATTAGAATTTATTAACGACCAAGTAGATGCTTTGGATACGTTTATTGAAGGTGAAATGGTTACCGTAGCTTTTGTTCCTAAAGGGAATGAGTATCAAGGCAAACACTATGTTCAGTTAAGAGCAATTGCAATCAGTGGAGTGGCTGATAGTTTTGTAGAAAAAGAAAACAAAAAAGCAAAAACACTCAATAAAGCTACTCAGAAATTAGTTGATGAGTTGCGAAATACAAATACACTAGCATAAATGTCAGTATTAAAATTAACAGTAACAGAAGACCACATCAAACTATTAAGAAGATTAAGTTGGTCAGAAAAAGATGGTGCTATCGTAAGTCTAGGACACGATGGTGAAGATTACATCCCACCATTTGGTGAGAATAACCTATATGATGCTATGGATATCATATTAAATGGAGTTCCAGAAGGGTTTGACCCTTTTAATACTGAAGACATTAAAGAATATTCTGAAGAACAAAAAGCAGAATGGGATAAATTATTTTCTGAATTACCAACGGTATTAGATATTGTTTTATATAATGGTAATTTTGAAGTTGGTACTTATAAAACAAAATTTCATATTAGAGAATGGAAAAAAATAAATTAAAATGGAAAAAGGGTATAAGATAATCAGAAATGCGTTTCCTACTAATTCATTAGATTTAATCTCTAGGGATTTTGAAACAGCAGCTTTACAATGCTTACCAGAAAATGTTTTTAAAACTAAAAATGGTGATGTTAAACAAATACAGAATTGTCAAAACTTAAGATTGTTTTTTGATTTATCTAAATATATTAAAGAAACTCTTGGTTATGATGGTGAAGTACTTAACATGCAATATTTTATCAAACACCCTGACTACAAAATCACCTCACCTCACCAAGATGGTGCTTATTTTGATAATCTTGATGATGATATTTTAACGTTTTGGATTCCATTACATGATGTTGATGTATCGACTTCAACAATGTTTTATAAAGATTGGGATGGGAAGCGAGAAATTATTAAACATGATGATTGTGGTAGTAATTTAAGAACTAGAACTGGAAAGACTGGTATGTCACAATGTATTACGGATATACCATTAGAAGATTTTACACCAGTAGAATTAAAATATGGTGATTGTGTCATTCACAATCAATTCTCTATACATTACTCTAACGAAAATTCAACTAAAGAACCTAGAGTAGCGATAACCTGTATAA